TCAGATCAGCCGAAGACATCCTAGAAGCAACAAAACCTTATCTCTTAGAGTTAGGAGTTAGCGTAACAATTAACGAACGTTTAATTGAAAACGAACCATTCCCTATTTTGGAATCAACAGCTACTATTAGCGACACAGTTGACACTGTAAATGCTACTGCAATAGTTGGTGTTGATTTAGCTCAAAAGGGTATGCAAATGCCTCAGAAATTTGGTTCTGCATCTAGTTATGGAAAGAAGTATGCTTTAGGTAATCTATTTTTAATAGACGACACAGCAGACAGTGACGCAACAAACAGTCACGACAAAGGTAATGTAGCCAAACCTAAATTGCAAGGAGCTGCGCTAGTAAAAGCAAAAGCTTTTATTAAATCAGGCGGAAGCATGGAAGCAGTCAAAAAGAAATATGACATTCCAGCTGATGTATTAAATACTTTATAATGGAAAGAAAAGATGAGTTAAACAAGTTGAGAGAAGACAAGCATTACTACGGTAAGTTTGGAAAGCAATTTCTAAGTAACTCAGATATCTCAACTCTATTAACAAATCCTTTATCGCTTGGTACTCCTATGGAAAACAGACCTGCCTTTTTAATCGGCGGCTATTTTCACACAGCTATACTAGAACCTGAAAAGCTTAAGAACTTTAAGATTATAGAAGCTACAACTAGGAATACTAAAGCGTATAAAGAGATCTCAGACGGCGAAATATGCTTATTGCAACACGAAGTAGATAAAACTGAATTACTAATAGACAAGATGATGTCTAACGAAGTATGCAAAAGTTTAATACGTGGCGAGAATGTAGAATATGAAGTTCCTGGGATTGCTGAAATATTTGGTGTTAACTGGAAAGGTAAAGCAGACATTATTAATCATGATGAAAAACTTATTATTGATTTAAAAACTACTGCAGATATTTCTAAGTTTAAATATTCAGCTTCTAAGTACAATTACAACAGTCAAGCTTATATATACCAAAAATTGTTTGGTTATGAAATGATCTTTATGGTCATAGACAAAAACACGCATCAAATAGGTATATATGATTGTTCTGATCAATTCTTATCTTACGGAGAAGATAAAGTTCAGCAAGCAGTAGAACAATACAAATTATTTTTTAACAACCCGGATTTTAAACCGGAAAACTATTTTATTAACAAAACACTCTAAATTATGGCAAGTATTATTAAAGGAAGTATCAACTTAAATGAAATCCCAAAGGACAAAATTTATGTTGGCAAGAAAGGTAAGTATTTACCGATTACAATTACAATTAATGACGAAGTAGATAACTACGGAAATCAAGGACCTGTTGTTGTAGAGCAATCTAAAGAAGAACGTGAGGCTAAGGTAGCTAAAGTTTATCTTGGAAATGTTAAAGTGGTATGGACGAACGGAGACAATGTTGCCGCAGCTCCTCGTACTGACCAACCTCAGCAAACAGCAGTTTCACAACCACAAGACGATGATTTACCATTTTAATTAAATTAACTTAATGCAGACAACAGAGATCAATGGATTTTTGATTGATGAATTCAATCAACATAAGCTTGAAGAAGGAAAGAAGCAGGGTATATGCCCTAACTGTTCTCCTGATAGAAAACCCAAGAATCAAAAAGCAAAATGTGCTTCTTACGATTGGGAACGTGGTCTCGGTACTTGTCATAATTGTAATACGTCATTTCAATTGCATACGTACCAACGTAAAGGCGCTAGTGAAAAGGTATATGTAAGACCAACTGTTAAAGTTGATGTTGAACGACCTGAGTTTGTTAGCGACAAAGTAATTGAATGGTTTAAAACTAGAGGAATATCTCAGCAAACCTTATTCGATCTTCGGATCGATGAGGGTCCTGAGTATATGCCACAGACCGGTAAAACCGAGAACGTTATAAAGTTTAATTACTTCATGGGCGATCAACTTATTAATATCAAGTATCGTGATGGACGAAAGAACTTTAAATTATATAAGGGTGCTGAAAAAGTATTCTATAATATAAACAGTATAATAGGTTATGAGTACTGTGTTATTGTCGAAGGAGAGATGGATGTGTTAGCACTGCATGAAGCAGGCATACCTAATGCAATATCAGTTCCAAACGGCGCTACACTAAATACAAACAATCTTGAATATTTAGACGCTTGTATTGATTACTTTGAAGACAAAGATAAGATTATACTAGCATGCGATTCAGATGAAGCAGGGCAAGCCTTACAAGCCGAATTAGTTAGAAGACTAGGCTCTGAAGTGTGCTACTTAGCATCATTCGACGATTGCAAAGATGCAAATGAATATTTACAAAAATATGGAAAAGAAAAACTATCAGAGCGTATTTCGGGAGCAAGACCAGTACCGCTTGAGAATGTTACGACATTCAGGGATATCGAAGACGAGGTTACGGACTTTGTGCGCAATGGCTTTAAACCTGGATTTCAAGTTGGGTTGCAAAATTTCGATGATATCTTTTCAACATACACTGGTCAATTCATTACTGTTACTGGTATTCCTAGTTCCGGTAAGAGCGATTTCGTCGATCAAATGGTTGTCGGATATAATAATAACTATGGATGGAAGACAGCGTTCGCGTCGCCAGAAAATCAACCAACTTATTTACACGCTCATAAATTAATGCGTAAGACTTGGCAAGGTATGCCAACAGCTAAGGATATTGACACCGACCGCTGGAATCAAATAGCAGATCATTGCAATAGTAATTACTTTCATATTGATATGGAACGTTACACGCTTGATTCTGTACTGCGCAAAGGAGCAGAGCTTGTTAAGCGTAAAGGTATTAAATGCTTAGTTATTGATCCTTTTAATAAGGTTAGAGACGTTGGCGGTTCTGATGATGTAAATAGATACACCATGGAATACTTAAGCAAGATTGAAATCTTTGCTAAGAAGTATGACGTGCTGGTGTTTATTGTTGCTCACCCTACTAAGATGTATAAAACACAAGACGGCAAAATTGAGGAGCCTACAATGTACAATATCAAAGGTGGCGGCGAATGGTACGATGCGTCATATCACGGTATATTAGTTCATAGAGATTACGAACAACAAACTGTTAAAGCTAAGGTTTTAAAAGTTAAGTTTCAAAATCTTGGTGAGAATGGTGCTGAAGCTCATTTTAAATGGGAACCAAAGTCAGGTTGTTTTATACCTCACGAGCAAATTAATGTAGCTGGCGAGAAAATGCCATGGGAATAAATGGGTAGTGGATCTAAAGCTAAGAAAGGGCAAATCAATATGGGTGAGCCAGGTCATGATATTAAAGACTGGGAAGCTTATAGATGGTGCGTAAGAAATAAAATAGCAATATCACCTAGAGCTTATTCGGCAACTCAATGGTATGTTGATATAAAAAACAAAGATAAAACGCACACAAGCCCTAATACATACGGCAAAACAGAAATATGGAACAAAATATTTGAATATTGTAAATACTATTATGACAAACATAGAAAATGAATATAAAAAGCTTATGGAAACAATCCTTTACAAAGGGTTGGATAAAGCAGATCGAACAGGCACAGGGACGAAGTCTATCTTCGGAGCAACGATTAGACATGATATGTCTATGGGCTTCCCTTTGCTTACAGGAAAACGAGTTAGCTTCAAAGCAGCAAAAACAGAATTGCTTTGGATATTACACGGTAGAACAGATCTTAAATACTTAGAGGATAACGGTGTTAAGTATTGGCGGCCAGATTACGAGCGCTCAGGCAGAACAGATGAAACGTTAGGCCCTGTATATGGTAAGCAATGGCGTGATTTCGGAGGTATAGATCAGCTATGGCAGCTTGTATATAATATCCGCTTTCATCCAAATTCTAGACGGCTAATGGTTAGTGCATGGAATCCTGCTGAAATGAAGGATATGGTATTGCCTCCGTGCCACTATGCTTTTCAAGTTTACGTAAATGACGGTAAGCTAGATCTTATGTGGCAACAAAGATCAGCAGATGTTTTTCTTGGCCTACCGTACGATATTGCTATGTATGGCTTATTACTCGAGTTATTAGCTAAAGGCTCTAATATGCAGCCTGGGCAGCTAATAGGACAGCTTGGTGATTGTCATCTATACAATAATCATTTAGATCAAGCTAAAATATACTTAAGCAGATCAAAGCGAGCCTTGCCTAATTTATTTGTGTTAGACGGTGTTAAACTTAATAAAGAAATTCAAAGTCAAGTTTTTATACCTCAGCCAAATGAAATTAAATTAATTAACTACAATCCTTATCCTGCAATTAAAGCAGAGCTAAGTGTTGGCAAATAAATCAAAACTTATGTACTATTTATATCATATACCAGGTAAAAAGATTGGCGTCACACGTGATCTTAATACGAGAGTAACCCTTATACAAGGCTATAAGGAGAATGAGTATGAAGTTCTTGAACAGTCAAACGATATAGATTATATATCAGACCGTGAAATAGAGCTTCAAAAGTCTTATGGCTATAAAGTTGATAGGACTAAATATAAAAACTTAAACAAAAAATCTAATCAAATGAAAATAAACGCTACAGAGCAGACGAGTACATTTCCTTGTCCATTAAACAAGCTTAAAGGCCGTCTAATGGACAATATAGGCTTAAGCTGGGAAACATCTCATGGAGTATTTGAAATCAAAGCGGAGCACGTTAGCTGGATAGAAGCTAATGCTAAAAGATCTATGTATGACGATAAAAGATGTTATATATACAACAAAGCTTTTTATGAAGCTTTTTATAATTTAAATGAAAGTTTAGATACTTTTGATTTAATTAGAGCTTGGGCTGACGAAAGAGGTATATATAAAGAAGGCAATTCACATACTCAGTATGTTAAACTAATGGAAGAAGCTGGTGAATTAGCGCAAGGCTTACTTAAAAAAGACGCATACGAAGTTAAAGACGCTATAGGCGACATGGTTGTTGTATTAACAAACTTAGCTGCGCTTGAAGGTATGCAAATTGAAAGCTGTATTGAATCTGCGTATAATGAAATTGCTAAGCGTAAAGGCAAAATGATTAATGGAACATTTGTAAAACAAACACTATGAGCAAACAAGAAATAGAATTTAGAGATCCAGTTGTTGAACGTGTTGTAAACAAATTTGTATCAAGATCAGATATAGGTTTTGCTAAGTACGGTGTTACTCTTGACAAAGATCCATCAGAAATGTTTGCTTGGCTTAACCATTTACAAGAAGAGCTTATGGACGCTGTATTGTATTTACAAAAAGCTAAAGAAGTTTACACAGAAAACCTGCAAGATGAGGAAAACATTTAAAAGAAAGTCCGGTAAGCGCGGACCTGTTGTATCAAAAAAAGTTACTTATGATGGTATCAACTTTGCATCAGGTCTTGAGCGCTATATGTATATGGCGTTAAAAAATGCCGGCATCAAATCTAAGTACGAAGGCGAAACATTTGTTTTACTTAATGGTTTTCATTTTGAAAACGAAGTATATGAAAGACAAGCTAATGGCAAAGGAGAATACAAGAATAGAGGATGCAAACGCATATTACCTATTAAATATACTCCAGATTTTATTGGCGATGATTTTATTATAGAAACTAAAGGTAGAGCAAATGAATCATTTCCTATGCGGTGGAAGTTGTTTAAGCGATTAATTGTAGAACAATTTCCAGGCATAACATTATACAAACCACAAAATCATAAAGAATGCGACGAGACAGTAAAGTTAATCCTTGGGAAGCAAAGAGGATAGCAAGACAAAAGTATGCTGAGCGTCAAATTGATAAGTTTGTCAAATGGAGCTGGGACGTGCGAGGCAAAATTAAATATAACGAATTAGTAGATTTACAAAAACAATATAATATAAAAGTTTATGGATGAAAAAGAAAAAAAAGTAGCTTGGTCTATTGAAATAGGGTTTTATCCTGGAATAGTAGTAGGCATTAGAAGTTACGAGGAGCCAGATCAGACAACACACGTGTTATACCTGCCGTTTGTAGATTTAGCGTTAACAGTTTTTAAATAATGAAGCAAGATGTAGAAACACAGTTCCATACGATAGATCTTTTTGTGAGGTCTATCTTGGACGATATAAATAGCATATCAAGAACAAGCACAACAAAATCAAGTATGCTAGCTTATATGGAATCATGGAAAACTGAATTAACAACTATACAACACATAATAGATTTATAATGGGATTATTTGATGAAAGAATAGCATACAAGCCTTTTGAGTACCCTGAGTACTATACAGAAGGTTGGTTAAAACAAGCTCAAGCATTTTGGTTACACACTGAAATCTCAATGCAAAGCGATATAAAAGATTGGAATGAAAAACTTACAGAAAAAGAAAAGCACCTCGTTGGGAACATACTTCTTGGATTCGCGCAGACCGAATGCGCTGTCTCAGACTATTGGACCCAGAAGGTCGTATCGTGGTTTCCTAAACACGAAATCCGCCAGATGGCAATGATGTTTGGATCACAGGAAACAATTCACGCTGTAGCGTACAGCTATTTAAATGAAACCTTAAAACTAGAAGACTATGAAGCATTCCTTCATGAGCCGGCAACGGCTGACAGATTCGATAATTTGGTTGCTTACGACGGTGATAATCGTGTTGGTATTGGTAAAAGCTTGGCTGTATTTTCAGCCTTCGCTGAAGGAGTTAGCTTATATAGTGCTTTTGCAGTGCTGTATAGTTTTCAGCTTCGTAATTTACTCAAAGGTATTGGGCAACAAATGAAATGGTCAGTAAGAGATGAATCTCTTCACAGCAAAATGGGATGTAAACTATTCCGCGATATGTGCGAAGAAGACAATCAATTACTGCACTTATGTCGAGAAGATATAATAAAAGCTGCTGAAACAATGATTAAGCTAGAAGTTAGCTACATTGACAAAATGTTCGAGATGGGTGACATTGAGGGCATTGCAGCAAATGATTTAAAACACTTTATAAAAAAGAGAACAAATGAAAAACTTGTGGAATTGGGTTACGTTGACTTGGGATCGTATTTTGCGTATGACACTAAAGCAGCGGGCAATCTTGATTGGTTCTATCATCTTACCGGGGGGGTCACTCATACTGATTTTTTCGCGACTAGGCCGACTGATTACTCGAAAGCTGGGGAAGGTGAAGACTTCGAAGACATCTGGTAAAATAAACATAACAGAAGAAGACATATATAATGACCTTAATTGGAATGGTATGAGGGACTTTGTTAAAAAAGAAGATACAAAATGAAAGGACAAAAACAAAGTAAAACAGATTTATTAGAAAAAAGACAGCAAGCTCTTATAAAAGTTGTACAACAACTGTTAGATGAAAACGCGTATTTAAAAGATCTATCTGTAGGCACATTAGAAACAATTAAACAAATGCCAGATTATGAAGATGCAATTGAAAAACTTAAAACAAAACTTGCTGAAGAATCTAGTAAGGCAGAAGAGGCTAAGTCCTTGGAAGCGACTAGCAACTAGAGCAGGATATATGGGAGCAGGCTTTTTAATAGCAGCTCAATGGACATTAGAACCTAAGCTTTATATCTTAGGTTTTATATGTGTAATGGTGCAAACAGCATCAAGAAAACAATGGAACTTAGTGGCTTTAAATCTTAATGGTTTAATAGCTTGGATTAAACACTTTATAGTATAAAATATGTGGAACAATGAATGGATTAAAGGAGAAGATTACCCTTCGTGGGGTAATACAGACGTATACAAGAAGACTATATCCGGGGGATATTTATTTGACGGAGAAACGCCTCGTGAGGCATACAAGAGAGTCGCTAAAACTGTTGCTCGTAGATTATATAAACCGGAAATGGCCGAAACGTTTTTTAATTATATTTGGAACGGCTGGCTATGTCTTGCTAGCCCTGTACTTTCAAACACTGGGACTGATCGCGGGCTACCTATTAGTTGCTTTGGTATTGATGTTGCAGATTCAATACAAGATATAGGACAAAAAAATTTAGAAATGATGCTACTCGCTAAGCAAGGCGGTGGAGTTGGTATCGGTATTAATCAAATTAGACCCGCTGGCGCAACAATAACAGGAAATGGAACATCAGACGGAGTCGTGCCCTTTTGCAAGATATACGACAGCACAATACTTGCAACAAATCAAGGATCAGTCCGGCGAGGTGCTGCTTCCGTTAATATTAACATTGAGCACGATGATTTTGAAGAGTGGCTCGAAATTCGAGAGCCAAAAGGAGATGTCAACAGACAATCACTTAACTTACATCAATGCGCAATTGTTGGTGACAAATTTATGCGTAAGCTTGAACAAGGAGATGCAGGAGCTAGAAATAAGTGGAGTAAATTACTTAGAAAACGAAAAGCAACTGGAGAGCCTTATATCATGTTTAAAGGAAACGTTAACAAAAACAATCCAAAAGCATACAAAGAAAACGGTTTAAAAGTTCACATGACCAATATATGTTCAGAGATTACATTACACACCGATGAAAGCCATAGCTTTGTATGTTGCTTATCATCTTTAAACTTAGCAAAATATGACGAATGGAAAGACACTAATCTTATTTATGACGCCATTTGGTTTCTTGACGGTGTTATGGAAGAATTTATTCAAAGGGCGAAGGGATTACGCGGATTCGAAAATTCTGTACGATCTGCACAAAAAGGGCGTGCACTCGGTTTGGGTGTCCTCGGATGGCATACATATCTACAAGAGAAGGGTATTCCTTTCGAAGGTTTACTATCTCAGTTTGAAACTAGGAAAATATTTTCGCAAATTAAAATTGAAAGCGAAAGAGCTTCCATGGCACTTGCGGAAACTTATGGTGAGCCTTTATGGTGTGCTGGAACTGGTATGCGTAATACTCATCTTCGTGCTGTTGCTCCCACTGTTTCTAACAGTAAGCTTAGCGGGAATGTTTCAGCGGGGATAGAGCCTTGGGCTGCCAATGTATTTACTGAGCAATCGGCTAAAGGCACATTTATACGTAAAAATCCTACGTTAGTTAAATTATTAAGAAAACATAAAATAAACAATGAAGAAGTATGGAATAAGATCTTGGCTGACGGTGGCTCTGTCCAAGATATTGATCAGCTTAATGATGTTACTATGGGCCACGACATCCCCGCAAAGGAAGTATTTAAAACTTTTAAGGAAATTAATCAACTAGAGTTAGTTAATCAAGCTGGACTGAGGCAGCAGTATGTAGATCAATCAGTTAGTCTAAACTTAGCTTTTCCTTCTGAAGCAACGCCTAAATGGCTTAATAAGGTGCATTTCGAGGCTTGGAAAAAAGGAGTTAAGACTTTATATTATACAAGAACAGAAAGCGTCTTACGAGGCGATATTGCAGCCACAGCAATGAATGAAGATTGTTTGGCTTGTGATGGGTAGTTATAATAGGAATAATTCGATGAAAGTACTTAAAATAGGTACTTTGCTCAAAACTTTACTAAAATCAAAAAAGGGCTCTCGTTATGAGGGCCCTTTCTGGTTACAGGAACTATTAGGTATGGTACGCCTATTTATCTTGTTCCTTTTTATTAATTGCTATTAGGCAATAAAGCTGCAACTATATTATCTGCAAAATTTGTTGCTACATTTTTTACTTTTTTAATTTGTTTACTAAAAAGCGATGGAATTTTTTTAGATAAGTTAAAACCCTTACTAGCAATACTTCCTATTAATACGTGATCATTGCTTTCATTAATAGCACCCGTTTGAGTAGGGCGACCATCCCGCTTAGGCAAACTAGAAATAAATTTTTTTTGTTTTTTATTTTCTTTTTGTTCAAATTCTTGTTTAGACCCCGGGTATTTTGGATCTATAATGCTTTGAGCCTCATGTAAAGGTTTAAATGGTGAATTATTTGAAAACTGTTGTTGAAACGGTGAACTCATAATTATTCTTCTTTTAATCTTGTTACGTAGCTATTTCCATCTTTATCTTTTTTAACGGTGCTATAATCTTGTACTGATAATTGAGGAACTTTACCTTTTGCTTTAAAGCTGTCTTCAAAATCATCTTCATCAACTGAATCGCCTTCTTTATAGCTATTAGGCATCATATGTCTTTTAGTTTTAACTATTCCAAGATCTACTTTATTTTGATTTAATGGTGACTTAGCCATAAAAGGGCTTGAAAATTTATTCATAATTTTTTATTTTTTATATTTAGTAACTCTTCCTTTAGTGTTTTTTTCTTTTTTAGCTGCAGCTTTTTCAGCAGGAGTTAATTCACTCCAAGTTGATGGTGTATCTTTTGAAACTTTTTTAGTAGGTCTAAAGGTGTTTTCGTCTGTTTCGCTATAATCTTTTTTGCCGCTGGGTGTTTCCCATTTTTCTTTAAACCAACGTTTAAGAGCTAAACCTTCTTTGGTTTTTCTAACTTTACTAAATGGCGATTGATACATTATTTTTTACTTTTATTTCCCCAGTTGGCAGCGCCTGCTTTTCTACACTTAGCCATAGCTCCGCTTCGATATGCCGAATTCTTAGGGCCATATCTTGCAACTACTTTTTTATAGCATGCGTCTTTTAATTCTAAAGGTGATTCCATGTCTTCAATATGGCTATCAATCTCTTTTGATTGCTTTAAGTGCATTTCAGAAGCTCCTTGTAATTCTTTAACTATTTCAGATAATCTTCCTTTTTTTAATTTTCCCATTTATTTATATATTACAATATTCTTCATAAGCATCAAAGCACGGACAACTTTTCGCGGCAAACTCGTTATGGCCATGAATGGTTGCGTCTACGTGCATTTTTTTTAATGTTTTTAATAACAATAGCAAGCTTTCTTTTTGCTCAGGCGTTCTAGTGTCTTTAGCAATCCATTTGCCGTTTTTTCCTCTTTCCTCTTCTACTCCCCCAATATAACAAACTCCTATTGATTCTTTATTATGGTTTTTAACATGAGCCCCTTGCTCGTATATATTACGGCCATATTCTATAGTACCATCTAACAAAACAACATAGTGATACCCTATGCCTTTCCAACCTCTTTTCAAATGCCAACGGTTTATTTCAGCGGCATCTAAATGTCTTCCTTCTTGTGTAGCAGAGCAATGAACTATTATTTTATTTATGCTTCGCATTAATCTGGTATTAAAGCTTGAAGAGAATAAGATCTATTATTATATTTAATAGCAGGCCCTTCTATATTTTTTCTAAAATAATCATCTGCTTTTGGGCCACCTTTCATTCCGCTATAAGTATTTATAGCTTTCATAGCTTGAGCAAATTTAGGATGTTTAACTTTATCTCCTTCAGGTATTGGATTATCACCCCAATTAACTCTGCCTTTCCCAGTTACAACAACTTCGTCTAATTTTTCTGTTTTTATTTTTGGTTCTTTAGAAATAAATTTTTGATATAATGATGATTCCATATTTTTATTTTTTAGATTTATGTTTACTACAAAAACTTTTAGCAGCTGCAACGCTACCAAATCCCCACTTTTTTAAAGCCATAGCTTTTTTTGTTGGTTCTCCTTTAGCGTCTTTCATTGCGCCGGCCATCCCTGCAAATCTACATGCAAATGACACTCTTCGAGGGCTTGTTCCAGACGTAAGCCTTTTACCCATTCCAGGGTTTTCTTTACGCATTTTACGATTTTGTTTTTCGTAAGCGGCTTCTTTAATGTGAAGCGGTGATTTTTGATTCATATTATTTTTTTTTAAGTTTAACCCATTTTGTTACCGTGTATCCAATAGTTACAAGAAGCAAGGTAATTTTTAACCAAGTTTCTATATGCCCAAACGTTGTTATTCCAACCACTCCGAAACTCATTGCGTACATTTTAATGTCTGATATACTCATTGTTTATTTGTTATTTTTTTATTTGCCATCAGGGCCAAATTTTTTATATATATTAAAAAGTTTTTTTTCATTTTCTTCACTTAGCAGAGAAGATGCTGCACCCCATTTATTATTCTCTAAATCTTCTAAAGACTGCCAAAAGGAACCGCCATCTATTAAGTTATTTAATTCATGCCCACCTCCAGCAACGTTAGCCGCAAGAACGCCAAGTGGTTTGCTTATAAAAGAAGGCAAAAAATCCATTTTCTCACTGAAAGCTTTAGCGGTTTCGTTGGCAGTGTTCCAGTGACGTCTCATATCTCCATACTCAAAACTATTTTGCTCCGGCACTAAACCATCTTTGTCTGGAACAATTTTTAATTGCTCATCAGTTTCTCTTCTACCTTTTTCTTGTGGAAAATCAAGCCATCGATCAATTCCACCTTCCCAGCTTTCATCGCTATTTAAAGATTCATAATTAGAAGTTTTAGGGGCTTGCAATCTCTGAGCAAAAGGAGTTTTTTTACTAAATTTTTTTTGAAATGGTGAACTCATTATTTATTTTTAGGCATTAGTTCTAATATTTTGTTTACTCTATTTTTTTCGTATTGTAACTCTCTTATTTGTTTTTTGGTTAAACCAAATTTAAGTAATGTTTTTACTTGATCAGGTTTGTTTTCATCTTTAATAGAATCAAATTGTCTTCTAAGTCTTCTTTCAGCACTTTCAGTTTTAGGTTTTGCTTTTACTTCAGGTGTTGGTTTTGTTTCTTCTTTTATTTCTTCCTTAACTTTAGCTTCTTCTTTGGGTTTAGCCTCTGCATTTTGCAGCTCTATAATTTTTTCAACTCTAACTTGTTCTTTGCCTAAAGCTTTTATTTCTTTTTTAGTTAACCCTAAATCAAGTAGCATATCAATTTGCTCTTGCGTTTTAGTTAACTTTTTCATATCGTCAATTTCTTTAACTCTTTCCTCTTCAGGCGTTAAAACTTTTGCCGCGTCAAACCCTCCGTAATAACCAAGACCTACATCCCAAGTAGACCAACCAAGGCCCAACGCAACTTTTTGCCAAAGGGAAGATTGCTCGCTTACAATTCCTCGCATGCTATTTAGTTTTTTAATAACTCTGTCTAACGGAATATTAGTAAGACCTGTTGTTATTTGAGCACCTGCTAAGTAAGCTGGATTGTCTAGGCTTAAACCTTTATCCTTAATGTCTTTCATATTCCAGCTAAAACTTCTAAGCCCGCTGTATATTTTTTGAACTTTAGAACCAAGAGGCGGTGAAAAGCCTAATAAATCAAACACGGCTTCTTCATATTTAGGGCGGTCTTTAGAGTATTGCTTCCCTAACTCCATTAAAGTGCTTTTTAATGCAACCACAGCAGCTCCACCTATACCTAGACCCTTAAGCTGTGAATCAATCATACCATTTGCTATTCTTGAAATCTTTTCGCTTTTCTTAGCATCCATTTCTTCTTCGTCTTCGTCTTCACCAAATCCTAATGCAAATACAGCTTGTTGCAGCGCATTAAATATTAAATTCTGCACAGCGCCGTAATAAACTATTTTAGACACATTAGTTTTCCAATCGCCACGGCCATTTATAAGATCTTGAGCGGCTCTTTTTTGAATACGAGCATATTGCATTGGCGTATTTGCCCAAGCTAATATAACACGACCAGCACCAGAAGCTTGTTGCTGACTAATTCTATTTGGATTACTTGACTGCTGACTTTCTTCTGCTATTTGTCTAAAGTCTTCAAAAGCTTGCGCTTCTGCAGCTTTTTGTTCCATACCTTTTCCTACTAAAGCTTTTACTCTGTTTCTGTAAAAAGTAGATCCTCCAGTTGCAATTGCAAAACTATCTGCAAACCTTGTCATTACAAAACCTTTGCTAAGCAAAAATGCTATAGCTGCTTTTACTTTGTTATCAGAATCTCTTACAGCATCAGCAATTTCAGATTCACTTACGTTAATTTTAAGACCGTTTCTACGTTCTACTAAGTAATCAGAATTCATAAGCGTCATAAAGTCACTCCAAAATTGTTTTTGATTTGCAAATGCAATACCTGCTTTTACTATGTTATTATCACCCCAGTTTATAAAGTTTACCGCAGATATAGTTTGAAGCAGTGCAGATCTTGTATTTAAGAACATTACAGCACCAACTGAATTGTTTAGCCAGTCAAGTAATCCGTCTGTTACACTGTTGCCCCCTGGAGGTCTGTTGCTACCAGACTTCATTCTACGCAAAGAATCTTCCATAGCTCTACGCCATTTAGATCCATAAGCAGCCTCCATTTTATTCATATTATCTTCTGAGAATATAATATCAACGTTTTCTCTCCACTCTTGCTGATATTCAGCTCTATTAACTTTATTAATATCATTTATGATATCGCCAGTAATGTTACCACCTAGCCAGCTTTTGCCTGGCTTTGGATAAGGTTTACCTTTTTGAATTTTCATTAACTCATCAGTAAAAACGCTAAGCTCAGCATTGTTATCTACAAAATCGTTTAATTCTTTTATATCTTTTTTAGACAATCCAGGTATATCCATACCTTGTTTTGACCACACAGCCACACGAACAGCATGTGAAAATGTAAATCCTCCTATACCTGTTGGTTTGCTTAAACTTTTAGGTAAAGTTTTTAAGTTTTGTTTTAATGCTTTAAAATCATTTGCCGCAGCTATTTTAGCTTGTGTTACGGCTGACTCAGCTCTATCATAAGGATCAAGTAAGTTTGTTTTAAGAAATGCCATTTGAGCATCACCTTTTTTACCTTTGCCTAACATCTTATATAATAAACCTGTAAAGTCTTCAGCGCTTGAAGGAATAAAGAAATTAAATCGACCTTTACTAGCTCCCACTGTTTGAGCTCTAGCAGCGGAATATTGTTTATAAGCTTCAATGCCAGAAGAATCCTCAATCATATCATTTGTAATGATATCAAAAGTTTCTATTTTACTAGCTTTTGCTAATTGTACTTTAGATTTAACATCTATTTGGCCTAATACATCTTTAACAGCTTGCACGTTTTTAATTGCATCATCTGCAAAATAAAAATCGTTATAACCTTCGGCCGCTTTACCCATTATCCACCCAGCTTTTGCTTGTGCTGTACCATCTCCTAATCCGGTTATATTTTTTAAAGGTATGTCAATACCATTTGCTTTCATAAAAGCTTTTATAGGACCGTCAGCGTTTTGCGGTCGCGCCGTAAGAATAAATACATCTTCAGTTCCTCTTGCATCTGCTATTTTTTTAGCAATATCAAACAAAGGTCCTTTTTTACCTTCAACAACTTTGCTAAATTCTGTAAAATCAAATTCAGCTCCTTGTGATTCAAGATCAGATGCTTGTTGTGCAAATTGAGTAGCATTTATTTTTTTGCTAGTCCCGTCAGGCATATTAACAATAACCATACTTTTAGATCTTGCAAGCGTATCATCAAAATCAAATACTCTAATTTTTTTAACAGGGGCATCTAATTTTCTGGCGTTGCTTAAAGCTTTGTCGGTTTTTTCTAAAGCATTTATAGCTTTTTGAACAGTTATAGGCTGATTGTATTTTATAGATTCAGGTATTAAATCGCTATCAAGCTTAGAAGCCATTGACTTTCCTGGCACTAAAGGTATAGAAGCTTTAATAACTTTTGCTACATTATAATCAGGATTTTCTATAGTTTTTAATATAGCTTCGTTTTGAATATTAGACGCTTGTACTTTTTCATTAGCATTATATTTGTTATATATTTGTTGATCAATACCAAATCCACCTTCTTCAGCAATTGTTTTTCCTGTATCAGGATTTTTAAGTGTGTTTAAATCAATTCCCGCAGCAGCAAGCCTTGTTATAGGGTTATTAAATATGCTTTGTCCTTTTACTAGCGTAGAATCTAATTTAGCTTGATCTAATAAATCATCATCAAATTTAGAAAGTTGCGTTTGATAATAATTTTCTTTTATAGCTTTCATTGCAGGAGCGGCAGCATTATTTTTAATAGCCAAAAGTATAGATGCCCCAACCACCGACGCAGGAGGATTGTGTTCTTCTCTATATTTTTTACCCTCTCTTTGTTGTTTTTTTGATTTGAGCCCGCCGTATCTCATTTCAATAGAACGATATTTAAACGGTGCAGCTATTTTTACTAATCCAGAAGTAGCTTGATAACTTTGTATAATAATTGCGGCAGCTATATCTAAAGACATACCATCTGCAACAGCGTTAGAAAGTTGAGAAACTACATGATCTAAAACTTCCATGTTATTCTTAGATTCCTGTTTTGCATCAGCCCTGGTTTTTGGGTTTGTTGAAAAAGCACGAATTGGACTTATTTTTTTTGTTTTAGGACCGTTATAAACCTGCGCGCTTTTAATTAGCTTTTTATAAGCAGGATCGCTTTTGCCGTAATACAGTCTACTTGGCTTAGCAACCCAATTTGTTATACCTTCAGTATTAATTTCAACAAATTTACCATCTGTTGTTTTTCCAAACTTAACAGCGTTTTTTATACCTGCCTCAAAAGCCTGCTTTGCAGACGAGTACATTTTACCACCTTTAACTCCATAAAAAGTCTGCTTACCACCACTACCCATCATACCGGCTTCAATAGTAGCTGTATCTAATTTATGTTTAACAACAGCTTTTTGCATTGCATCTTGCTGTGCTACTCTATTAGATTCATTTATAGGTGGTGAATTAAAATCAAGATCACTTGCTAATTGTTTTTTGTTTCTTAAAACAGATACCTCTTTAAACGCGGTTTTAAGCTCAGGAGGCACAGCATCATAGCTTTCTAACTTACTAGCCATAGATGTGTTTTTGCCTGCAGCAACATCTTGTTTAGTTTCTAAGCTTAAATCAGTATCTGATCTTACAATTTCATTTGTAACTAACTTGCCGTACAAGCCAGCAATACCTTTTAAAGCCTGAGCTTGTGAAGACCTTGCGTTAAATCCTTCTTGTTTTTTACCATCAACAATGCCAAAAGCCTTTAAAAAATCAGCTTTACTTATTCCTTTATTTAAAACAAATGGAGCAAGTCCAGCACCTTTGCCAAGTCTATCTTTTTTAGTATAGAATGCGTCAAGCAATCCTTTTGGCACACCCGTAGAGGTACCTAAGAGCTTCTCTGTTGCAGCTTCTACTACTGCGCCTTGTGGTAATATCTTTAATAGTTTATCGGCGTTCTTATTAACAAATTGCTGTATAGCTGTTGCGTCTCCTTTTGATAAATTAGCAGCGGGTACAGTAAGTTTTTTAACCGGTATTCCAATTTCTTCTGCAATAATTTCAGGAGCTAAGTCACCAAGTTTTTTAAACGTTAAATTTTTAGGGTCAATGCCTTTAATCTTTTCTTGCACTTGCTCTTTAATCTTGCTTACGGCATCGTTAGATATAAGAGAGCTAGGTTTTATTTTTCTTTTTACAGGCTTTGTAGCAACTTCTGTTGTTACTTCTTCAGCCATTACGCCTTTAGCTTCTGTAACATCAGTTGTAAATTCTTCTCCTAAAACTCTTTGAGAAGCTTCTATAGCTCTAGCTGGTAAAAATTTGTTTATATAAGCGGCTAATGGAACACCTGATTCAGGCTTGTATTCTTTAATTAAATCAATTATACCACGCTTACCTGTTTCTATTTCGTCTGTTAAAAGTTGACGATCAAAATTAGGGGCTTCACTTCTTTTTTCTACTATTTTACTTACTATAGGCTTAAATTGCTCTATAATTTCAAAAGCTCCATCTACACCTTGAGTTTCATAAATAGTTTGCACTTTTTCACTTGCCTTAACGTTAGACTCTAGCTTGCTTTCTTTTGCAATTATACCCTTAGTTTCAGACTCAATTCTAGCTAATTCAACCTTAGCCAACTCACTGTCTATTGATTTAGTTTCGCGAGCTCCTTTGGTTCTACCGTCAACTTTTTCAACTATGCCATCAACTAAGTCACCTTTAGCGCCTTCTTTTGCTACTTTAAGCTGAGCTTCGTTTAATTTGTTACCAGAGTTAATTGTATTATTATAATCTTTTAAAAAGTTAAAAATATCTAATCCAGTATTAAACTCAATATTTAATGGCTGTTTTTTATTAGATTTAAAAACATTAGATATTTTATCTCTTAACGCTTCAAAAAAGCCTTTTGTTTTTTCATTATAAACAATATCACCATTCGTAATAGCCTCACTAACTAAAGGAATAACTTCCTCATAAGTCATTTCAGCTGAATAATTTTCATCAGCTATATAGTCTTGAAGCCTAGCTCTCATTTTATCTCCGCCTTCAATTTGCTTATTGTTTAATATTTCTGTTATTAAAGACTTGCCAAATGTTATAGCTAATTCTGGATTGTTTTGAAATGTTTGTTTAAAAAATGGATGTAAAAGTTCATGCTGGTCAGTAGTATATTTATTTCGTTCTGCAGCAACTCTGTCATTTATTAATATAATAGTTTCACCATTAAATTCAACAGCTTGGCCGTATCCTAATGATTTTTGTACTTTAGCACCCTTATCCGCAAGCTCTTTGACTCTAGCGTCGTAAGATTCTTGTGTGCCATAATTTTCAAACTCTGCTCCTAATTGTTCAGCTATTAATCTAGCTCCCTCTCTAGTTTTAGAGCTTTCAATATCAATTACTGTATCTTGTACAACTAGCTCTTGAATTTCAGTTTTTATTTCATTCAATCGAGCTTGATCTCCATTACCTTCGGTAATATCAGAATCATTTATTTTTTTAATTTTTTCCTGAAGTTTATTTTTTTCTATTAACAATGCAGTTAAAGGAGCTTGACTTTTAAGGTTTACGCCAGCTGTATTTAAAGCCTTTGCATTTGATTGAACATCTAAAAAGTTTTGCTTAATTACGTCAGCCTCTCCTTGAGTCATGCTGCCACTGTTTACTTCTGCTTTTAATTGTGTATTTAATAAACTTAAAGATCCCCCGACGCTAGCAAGCTTAACAGAAGTGTCGGATACATTAAGATCGCTAAAAGCAGTGTACATAGCATCTACTTTAGAATCATCTAATATAGTGTTAATCCTTCTATTAGTTGCCGATTGATTTAAATACGATCGACCAGCTCCAAAGCCTGATAGCTTTGCTCCAAATGCACCACCAATTAAAAATGTATCAAATCCTTCTGCAAACTTTTTATTAAAATCTATTTCTTTTCCTGTGTATAAATATTCGGCTAACTCGTTAATAGCAAATGTACCTGTTTCTGAGCCCCCTTCCATTCCAAACGCTTTAAAAATATCTCCCAAATAATTTGATAACCCTTTAAAAGAAGCATCTAAATTTTTAGGTTTAAAACCAAAAGCTTTTTTAGCTAACCCTCTAGTTACAATTTCTAAAGCACCTTCTGACATGCCAATCATTAAAGAATAGCCAGATAGACCCAAGCTTAAATTATTGCCTTCTTTTTGTTTTTCTCTACTAGCAGAAGAAGATTCTCCCATTATTAATAAAGGTATGCCTACGTAAGGTATTGCAACCTCAAGTAAACTAGTGGCTGAACTTAAAGCGTCTGTAGATAATCGCGTCATTTGACTTACAAAACTTCTTTCACCAATCCCTTCGGTAATAGTTTGATCAAAAGTGCGCATGGTGGAGTTTATATTGTCTACTTCGTCATACATTCTTTCTGATATATCTAATAAATAATTAGCTACACTTCCAGAAGGAATGCCAAATTTAGTGGCCATTGTATTTATAACTTTAGCTCTTTGCTCGTAAGGCAATGCGTTTACTGCTGCTAATGTTTTATCGTCAAAAAGAATAGTAGCTATTTGCTGATTCATCCAACTAGGTATCCCAAGCCATTTGCCTCCTATGCGAGTTACACCCGCTTCAAGGCCTTTCCCTAAACGATCCCCAAATTCAAGACGTTTAGCGTTTTCTTTATTTTTATTCATAACAGCAAGAACCGTATTAAATGGATCTTGCGCTGCGCTAAGAACGTAATCTTCAGCAGTTAATTCCATAGTTGACTTAGCGTCTTTACCCGTTCTTATTTTATAGTTATCAAAAGCTTGTTGCTGATTTGCTTTAGGTATTTCTTGCTGTTTTCCTTTTATGTAATACCCCCCGCCTTTCATACCATTGCTTGCTGTAAAGCTTTCTACATAAAAAGCTTCCTCAGGAACATTTTTTAAAGTACCATCATCTTTACGTAAATTTTGCATTTCAATAATTTCCGCATTGCTTGGAGAATCATCTATTATTTGCTGATATTGGTAATCTGATGCTAAGCTATTTCTATTTTTAATTAAACTGTTAAAAAGATTTGCTTCTTCTTCAGTATAAATAATTGGCTTACCTTCTTTGTCAAATTCAAAATCATTTTTAATAATTTTATCATATTTTTCTATTTGAACTTCTAAAGGGACTGGTTTTAATCCAGCAGCATAGGGCCCAACATAAGGATTTTCTTCTGCTACCATTTTGCCGCTCCCATCCATGCTCCATACATTTGGATCGTCACCCTCGCTAATAGGCTCGTTCATAGGTATAACTGAAGGTACTAATGTGTCGTTTTTAAGTTTACTATTTAACAATGCAATCTCAGCGTTTCTTTTTTCCTGCTTGCGCAATTGTTTTTTATATGACTTTAATGCTTTTTTTTGCTCTTCACTTGCATGACCTAATTCTACTTGTATGCTAGCAATAGAATAATCGTTTGTTTCTTTTTTCCACTTATCTGTACCTTCTTTTTTTTGATAATATTCTAAATTACCATCATCACCAACGTTCCATTTAAAATCATAAGTATTAGCATTATGGGTTTCTTCTTTAGAAACAACAGAGTTAAACTTTGCTTGCTGTTCATCGTAAGCTTTTCTTTGTTCTTGTTGATTTTTAAAAGACTTTAGCCATTCACTTTCTTGAAATAGAGATTTTCCAACCCCAAAATTGAATTTCTCGGACACGACCGGTGTAGCTGATACATTGTCCTGTGCAGCAGCAGTTTTCTTTTTTTCGTTTACTTTTTCAGCAGCGACTTTAGTTTCTTCAGAAAAAGAATCTAAATTAAAAGATCCATCTTCATTAAATTTATTAGGCTTTTCTTCCTCAACTACTGTTTGTTGAACAGTTTCTTGAGCAGACTTATTTCTTTTCTTCCAAGCTTCAGTTAGAGCAACTTTTTCTGGCACAGATATATCTGAACTTAATGTTTGTACGTATTCTAGTAATGTCATTTAATTTAATTTAAATTATTATCATCTAAAAACTTTTGAGCTTCTGCTTGTTTAGCTTGAGCTAAATCAAACACAGCCGCATCCTCTTTAACAGTAGGTGATTGATTTGCCATAAATGAATCTAAAAAATTATTTTTAAAATATTGTTTAAATGAATTTTGAAACAAAGATTTATTTTCTGGTGAAAGAGGTAAAACTTCTTTATAAATCCAGTTTCTATCTTCAGAGTCATCTTCAAAAATTGCTTTATCTTTTGAAATATATACATTCCATGCAGCTACTGCGTCTTGTTCTGAGCTTAATAAACCCGCAGCTTCCGCGTTTACAAAAGGAGTTATTTTTTTATCAATTTTTTCTAAATCATATTTTAATATATTTTTTCCTTGACCATTACCCAAGTCAACAATTTCATAATCAAAACTTCCGTCTGGATTTTTTAATATAAACTCTTCGCTAATTTTTGCGTTAGCTTTTAATTCTTTATTATCATTAATCATTTCCTGCATAAACAAACCAGTTTCAGGTATCAAAGTCATCATAATTTTTTGTATAACTGGAGTAGACACTACTAAAGATGTATCATCATTTAAAAGAGCTGTTAAAGACGAGCTATTAATTATTAAAGGATCAGGTACCATAACTTGATCAATTGCACTCATTCCTACAATGCCTGTAAACTTAAGTTCTTTTTTTACAAAAGCAGGTCCATGAAATTCAATTTGCTGAGATCCATTATTAAGTAAATCCAAATAAACCATATATCCATCTGTTTTAGAAAAACCTGGCTTAGTTGTCATTACGCTATTTGCAACTGTATATAAAAAATTATTATTAGGATCAAAATTATCTTCTTCAGTTACTTGCAATTGAGAAATTAAAGATGATAAAAAATCTAATGAAATCTCAGGAGCTTGCTCTAAGTATTTTAATTGAGCTAATTCCATTGCACAATCTTTTGAAGTACATTTATTTGAATCTATAGCTATTTTTATTTTAGCATAATGTATGCCAGCTCCTCTGTATGCATTATCTAATAACTGAAAGTTATAATCGCTGTTGCTTTTTATAAAATCTCTATTATAAGCAATAGCATTGCTTTGATTAAACTGTCTTAAAAAATTATTTTGTTGTAAATTTTCGTTTTCCATGTTTGTTTATGATTGTGATGCTCCATAACCTCCAGCAATCTGAGCTAACCCGCTAACAGCCCCTGTTATCGACCCTGTTGCGTCTGATTGCGCTTGACCCTCAGCTTGTCTAGCGGACCCTAGCATAGCAGCCGTTCTATCTAGCTCTTGCATTTGACGACCTTCTCTAGTAGAAAACATAAATTGTTCGCCTGCTACATCTGCATTTTGCAGTCTTTGTTGTTCAGCTATTTGTCTTTGTTCCATCTGCTGTTCTCCTTGAGCTCGCTTATCTTCATTATTTTTTTCTTGCATTTCAATACTAGCTGCAACACCTTTTTTAGATCTCAAAGCAGCTTGCGCTAAAGCTGTTGCACCCCCTGCGCTTGCTCCAGTTGCTCTTAATGTGTCTAAAGTATTAGCTAAAGATATGTCTGCTTCTTCTATTTGCATTTCAGCAGCGCCTGTAGCTACAGATAAATTAGCAAAAGGATTACTTATCATGCCGCTAAGATCTACAATACCTGCATAAGGATTAATTATATCTTGTCTACTATTTTCTAAGTCTTCTAACTTACCTTGTAACCTAAGCCTTTCTTTTCTAGCGGCTTCTTCTCTTTTTTTAGCCGCACTAGCTCCCATAAGGCCACCTATTATTTGCAAGCCTCCTCCAATTAGCGCCGGTGTTAGTGGTCCCATATTATTATTATTTTATTGTTAATATCCATTATTTATTGTATACGAACTTTCTACAGAGAATAATTGCTTATTGCCACCCAAATCCGTAGTAGTATCGGTTGAAAAAGTTCCTAAGGTGTAAAACCCTTTTACTCCGCTTATTGACTCTCCCCAAATAACCTCTCCATTAGACGCTGGTGTAAAGTTTCTTAAATTTCCAACATATTTATTTTCTTTTCTATCAAAGCCAGCGTGAATTGATGGATACGCAGGGTTTAAAGTATTGAAAACACTTATGTAATCAGCTCTATTAGTTATACTGTTAAACGTTAAAACCGTATTAACTGCAGCAAGTGGCGCAGCGTTGCTTAAGGTTATCAAGTAAAGATTATTAAATTCTATAAAAGAACCAGCTGGCATGACAATAGCATTGTTAGTAACTAGCACTCCAGTTGCAGTATTATAAGATACTACAAACGTATCAAAAGGTATTTGATTTGGAGATGAAATAAATGTTCCAGGTGGTATACTTTGCGGTACATTCGATATAATTGTGTTTACTGAACCAGCGTTAGAAATATTTACGTTACCCACAATTGTTGATAAAGCAGGCATCGAGGTGTTAACAGGTATATTAAGTCCTGAAACAGCAGAATTCAATATAGGTGATTTTGTTGCTATTATTAAAAATTGTGTTGTACTAACAACTTGACTAATTGTAGCTGTAGAATTAGCCTCTATATATTCACCTTCATAATAACTATAAAGTGAAGGGTACTCTTGAGAAATAGTTGTTAAATTAGTTAAATCAGTACTAGAATTCCAATTCACAGCTGGGCTTGTAATATTTGATCCAGTTGGATCAGAAACTAAAGATGATAATTGCCAACCGTTAGCTCCTTCGTAACTAACTGTTTTAAATGTTTTTGAATTTGCAGTGGCTGCGTTAAAAGAAACTGTTACAGCACTAGAATAATCTAATCCGTAAAAATTACCTCTTTTAGCTCCAGGGTAATTTGTTTTTTCAGCGTATTGCTCCCAAATACTTCCGTTTTTTACTGTATAAAAGTTGTTGTTTATACTGAACATTTGTTCTGCATCATAAGTAAAGAAGCTAACCCACCCAAGTGCTTGTTCGTCAAAAGACAATGTGTTGTAATTTGAACCTAGATCTTCTTGTAATGAAGCTACATATTGATTGTTATGTATATCATAAGCTCCTAAAACCACTCCGTTACCTGCTGAAGTTTTTATTCTATTTAAGTCATCTCTAAAAAAGTCTCTCATACCGTAACGAGAAATTTCTTCTATACCATTTTTACTCAACCTAAGCACTGCATTGTTGTTTTGATCAGAAAAATATTTTTGATAACCGTAAATAGCAAAGCTCTCAGGGTTTTTGCTTATACCATATTCTCCAGCGTAAGGCTGTATAACGCCTATAACTAAATTGCTTGAAGTTATAGAGCCTCCACCTTCAGCTGAATATATAGCGTCTTTATCTATTAAAGCCCTACTAACTTTTAGCTCTTGAAATATAACTAAATTCGTGTCTTCAGCGTATAGCTTTTGTATAGACGCGTTTGCTGGATCAGCTGTTTTGCTAATGTCTTCACCTACAGAAAATACATTTGTTTGATTTATGCCAGTTCTGGAGTTGTATATACCAGAATATATTAAAGAGCTGCTTCTGTAGCCACCTATTCTTTCATCTTCAACTATATAAGCTTTTACGCCAAAGTCAACAGTTGTGTTGTTATAACCTCCTCTTATTCTAGACTCCTCTATAGCAAAGTCGTTAACTCCCCCTAGGTTAGCAACAGCAGGATATTTTCCTGGAACAGTAGGTGGTACGCCGAATGATCCATTCCAAATTGGTTCATCGTCGCTATTTGTCTTTTTTAAAATAAAAGTATTAAAATATTTAACTTCAATTACTGCTCCCATTATTTAATTATTACTTATTTTTGTGTTAAATTACACTTCGTTTAAATGGTGAATACATAGTTTTCTACTGGAGGATCTAAAGGCACTCCGGTTCCTGTTCCCGCAGATTTTACAATAGTGCTAGTATAAGCCCAGTTTGGAGCTTGGGGTGAGCAAGGTCCACCAGGAAACGGTCCTTGACCTTCTAAAATAATACTTCTAAGTCCAGGATAAACCGTTATAAGATCAGTCACATCTGTTATGTCATCCCAACCGGCACCCTGAAGCCATTGACCGCTACATAGTGGAGGGGTTCCTCCGGGGGTCCAATAGGGGTTTGGAGTGCTAGATATAGGATCTAATAAAATGTTTGTTTGATTTCCGTTTTGATTTATAGCTTCTTGCCAAGAAGGGTTTGCAACACCTGTGTCTCCACTACCTGCCATAAAAACCCAATTACCATTTGATCCATTACCCCAAGGAGCTAAATAACCAGCAGCCCCCTCACATATTGACACAACTATGTATTTTCGAATTACTTCTTGGTAACCAGCGTTAATACCCGAGCTAGTTGGAGTACCTGTAACTGTGTATTCACAAACACCAAAAGGTGCATCTCCAAACCTACCAGGTCCACCGTAAGGCGTATCACATATTTTTAAACCAGTGTTAACTATAATAGAACAAAAAACGTGATCTGCTGGATCGTCTAGTCTTAAGTTTACAGTGTAAACATCAGCTGGCATTGCGTCGTTTTCGTAGCCTGTGTTTAGTAAATTAACCTCTCCAACTCCATCGGAATTTTGTTGCATAACACCTCCGTTAGCTAAATCAAAATACTGTGCAGCGTCGTTTCCAGAGCTGTCTGTCACACTTGTGATACTACATGTTAAATCTTGCCATTTTTGATCATTTTGGGGTGCTGGAAATATATCGCTAGCATCAAACCCTGCGCCATTAACGCCTTGTATAGCCGCAACAACTTCAATGTTTGCACTTCCTATATATACCGGGCCTATTGGACAATTATTGAAAGTAGGTGGTTCATATAAATAGATTAAATCACCTTCAGTTACATCTATTAGTTGATCAACAACTAAATAGTTAGGGGTAAAAAAGCTTACAGAGTCTCCATTAAATAGGCCGGTAGCTGGATCAGCACCAGTAAAAGGTGGAGTTGCCCCAGTGGTAGTAATAGATTTATTAAAAGTTGCTATTCTAGTTCCTGAACCTACAGCACCGTCTGTAAAACTTGCTACATACGTTCCATCTGGTATTGAGCTATTTGCTTGTGTAGTATATCCTACTCTAAAGTCAATTGTATTATACAAGGCAATAGTATCCATAGTAAACACTGTCCAAGTATCAGGGCCGGCGAAGTTGATTGAAGTGCCTGTCTGCGTTACTCCAGAAGTTGGGGCTATAGGCCATACGTTATTAGGAGAAGCGTTGTTTTGGCCGTTAATACCATCTGGACTTGTAAAGTTTGTACCTGAAGTTACTAAATTGCTTGGAAAAGCTGTGGGATTTGTATCATTAGCCACTGAAAATCCATTCAATACGTTTGAAACGCTGTTAGTTTGTCCATATACATCAAACTTAAAACCACCAGTTGTTGCTTCAGCTGTTTGAGTGCGTAAGGCTCTAACACTAGTTTCTTCCCATGAGTAAAAAGCTGGCGCAACGTTTCTTAAAACAGACGTTCTAGTGAAAGTTGATTCTAAACCATTTATTTCACAAGTAAATACAAATGTAAAAGTATACAAAAGCGGATCCGTGCCAAACCAAATGTTGTCAACAAAACCTTGTGCTATTCTTATATCGTATAATTGGCTTGAACCTAGTTCTGCAAAACTAAAAACAGGGGTTACAACGCCTCCAGTTTCATATATAGTTTGCACATTTTCTTCATAACCATTAAGCACGGAGTCTAAAGACAACGGCGTGTCTGTTGCGCTTAAAACAATTGGGCTACCAAAGTTATTTACTAAACCAAATGGCGCTTGAGTAATAGTTGGAAATTCACCAGTTATTGGATTTGGCCTTAACCCTTCGGTAAAAGAATTATCGTTAAATGGCGATATACCTCCTGCACCTTCACCTACAGGATTTTCGTTTAATATTATGTTGTTAACGTCTTGTATAATACCGGTTGTAGACGATTCCCAAAATATATCTAAAAGACTTTTCACAGGTTCTGTTTCGTATACCGCTAAATACTGAATTCCAGGTTTTGCTACGCTTGATATTTGTATTCTATCTCCCAATGAAAAATTTACGGCTTCACTAACAATTAACTGCGCTGCATTTGTAAACGATACTTGTGTTCCGCTAACAACACCGGCTGTTTGGCTTAGGGTAACAGTGTAATCAACAATAGGGCTTCCATTAGCTATTATGTCGGTTATAATAGTGCCTGATGGTATGCCAGCGCCTGTTACTATCTGACCTACAAAAAACCCAGACCCACCTGGGTTGAAGGTTGATCCAAAAGTTAAAGAAATACCAGAGCTTCCTGCTGATGTGTTAGCCGTACCAGCTAGACTTTCCCCTGTATAAGGAGTTGCTGTAGCAGTTACTAAATCTTCAGGAAAGCCTGGGCCTGTTACAGAATCACCTGCTTCAATGTCAATCACGTTACCTGAAACGTTATAAAGTCTAATAGTTGCAGAGGTTTCTGTTACTGCCGCAAAACCCGTTACAGCGGTGTAATTTATGTTAGCTTTTTGACCTATTTTAGTAGCGGTACTTATTCTAGCTATATATGGGTTTGAATTATATGTGTAAAACTGAGGGAAAAAATTTGGGCTCGGAGGATTAACGGGGTTGTAATTAAACAAGTCGTTCATAGGAGAAATAGTGATTGCAATATCAAACTCTCTACCTGGGTAGTACTGTAGGTTGCTTAAACCTGCGTTTGTTAATAGTTCTGAAACTTGTGTTGTAGAATTTTCAACTCTACCATAAAGTTTAACTGAACTTCTAAATTGATCTTGCGTAGGACCAACTTCGTTTAAATCTCTTGGAACTTTATTTATATTATCACTTGTTAAAACAATATGAGATGTTTGGCCTTGCTCTAAAGTTAAGTCCTCAGGATAACCTGCCATTATACCAGGTAAATAAACATTGTAATACTCTTGCTCAGTCTGTTTAACAACTATTTTGTAAGTGTACCAACCAAGCGGGTTGTAATCAGCGCTTGTAGCATCACCGTTATAAACTCCAGGTAAACCTAAAAGAGCATTTTTACTTGTAGCTATTTGGTTGTTAAATATTAATTTTATTGAATCTCCTGGCCAGCTATTTGCAGGGGTTGATAGTGTATTGTATGCAGAGTATATAGTAGATCCTATAAAAGTTTGATTTCCTGAAACTAAAGCCTCTTTATTATTAGATAATATAACGCCCGACTGTCTGCCATATCTGTCTGACAAAACAACTCCTACTTGATAGTTTCTATTTGTTTTTAAACTTGAATTTGGGTATTCAATCCTGCTAGTTGTATCTTGCTCTTTCCCACCTGGCTGTAAAACCACTAACTGTAAATTCACTAACACACCTATAGTAGGAATGTCTATAGTTATGGTGTTGCCACTAATGTTTGTTATTATGGTTCCTGGGGCAACTCCGTCTGATATTACAATCATTCCAACAAAAAAGTCGCCTTTAATGCTTGTTATATCTATTACGGTTGAGCCCACAGGAAACGTGCCTAATATTTGAGCCGTGCCTCCATTTAAGTTAAAAGATGCTTTATCACTTACAGCAAGGTTGTAGTTTATAAACTCAGGAGCTGTATGTTTGTTTTGGTAATTGCCATATATAACTCTATTGCCAGAAATTTCTTGAGCTAAAGATCTTACAGGAATTTTGTCATAAACTCTTATTAAATCTTTTTCAGGTAATGTTCTAAATGGTTTTTTAGACTGGTAATCATAGACGTGATAATCAGGCTCACCCACTGTCAACTCAATACCCGCTACTAGAGTTTGAGCTGAACTTAAGGTTATAACTCCTGATGTACTAGGATTTACGTTAGGGTCATTAGGCGCATAAGCCATAACTGTAACGTCTGTAGTTATACCAAACCCAGTTACATAACTCCCAATCTTTATACCTCCAACTATGTTATCCACAGCAACATCCGTTTGGGCTCCAACTGTAGATGTTTTAACTTTACAAGATGCTGACGCATTAAACACCTCTGCTGCGCTAATTGTGTCAATAACTTTTACGGGTATTTGATCTGACTCTTTGTATAAAATATCTATATCCGTAACCTTTAAGCTACTACGCATATTGTAGTTTTTAAAAGGCAAAGGTATTCTTAACTTTATTTGATCTACTTTATTTTCAACAAAATTTACTATAGTACTTCTTGACGCTTCTGATTGATTATTTACTTTTTTTAAGTCAGGTTTTTGTACATACATAAAATACCCGTCTTGCTTAGGTATAAAAGCGGCTTGAGTAAAAGTTGAGAATAAAGAGTATTCATTGTCTTCAAACTTAAATCTATAACCAAACCTAACAAATTTATCATCTAAGTATGTGGGATCTCCTGCAAATTTTGAGTCGTAGTAAGGGTTTGCGTTTAATATTATATCTGTATTACTGCTTAGATTTGGGAAAACAGCTCCAGTTATGTCTATTGTCCACAAAGATAACCCCGCGTCATATGAAGCAGCGCTTACTAAAGCTCCTGTAATAGGTTGCACAATACCTGAAGCGTCAATGTAAGACACAGATGAACCTGAGTCGTAAGTAGTTGCTTGATCTACTTGTATATCGCCAATAAAGTTTTTAACTATTATTTGAGTACCTCCGTTTACTGATATGTTTAGCTCTCCATTTCCTCCGTTAGGTAAGTTTTTACTACTAACATCTTTCATGGTTGACTCATATAGAGTTGTAGCTGAAGTAGATAATCTACTTTGAGCATACATTTCAATGCAATCATATGGATTGTACTTGGCTACTGATATTTGATCTTCTGTTGTGTAGTAAGTTGGGGATTGATTAGGATTGTTATTAGCTAAATCTACATTTATTTTTCTTGGTTGATTTCTATTATCTGTCCAAAAAAGTAAATTTTCTACTATATTAGAAGCGTAAACTAGATGTGTTGTTGAAAAGTTAAGAAAAGAACCTTCCACTAAAGTTACTAATTCATTATTGCTACTATTAAAAGATACTATATAGCTCTTATTGCTAAAGCTGTAGGTGAACTGTAAGGGCTTTGGATCAGTGTAGTTTGTAAAGAATAAGTAAGTGATGCCAGTTGACTCATCTTCTAAAGTGCCAATACATACCACATCTGGCGCATTTAAGTGAGCGCCAACATCAACAGCTTTTGCATTACCTAAAACATTTTCTAAAGAACCTACGTTAGACCCTTCTGATTTGTTAACTTGAACATTAACTGCATTTCTATATTCATTATTAGGTAGAATACGAGCGTCAATGTCCTTGTTCATTTTGGACTTTAAAAAGGTGTTTTTAGACTTATTCATTTAATTTTAGTGTTTAATCCATTTTGATTTGCCTCTCATTACTTGAACTATCTCGTCAAGCTTAATGTTAGATAGCCTTATTTTTGCATTTCTTAATTTAGCTCTTCTGTCTTTTTGAAGTCTTTGAACTAAGTACTCTTGTTGTCCAGACCTTGTAGATATTATAGAATGCAATATGGACGCGTATAAGGCATCTTCTGCTAGCTTAGGTACTTTAGTATCTGAGTCATAAGCCAAGCCATCAGAAATGTATTCTAATACAATAAGCTTTCCTGATAAATTACTAGAAAAAGACATTTTACCTTCTCTTTCATCCATATTAAACCAGCCATTCATTTGAGATGTTTGTGGATCAAGACCGTATTGTCTTCCCCAATTCCAACTGCCTTCAAACCCATAAGCATTTTGAAAGTCTACGGCTTCATCTATATTGTTGATTAGCTGACCGTTTATTAAATTGTCATTAGCGCTTTTCCATCTTTCAACCGTAAGCGAAGTTCCTTCTATGTTTTCTCCAAAATTGTCTTGAGTTGGCACACCTGCTTGATCTTGAATAGGTGTTCCAAAAGGAGCTATTGTTAAATTGTTTGCTGGATATATAATTCTTTTTACACCTAGTTGGTCTATCCAGGATACTCTTACATAATTGACATAGTCTTGAGGCAGTATAACGCTTAAGCTAGCTGGTATACTCAGTTCTTGAGAATGAATACTTTTTAAAGTGTCATAACTAAATTCTTGCAAACTTCTTTTTGCAAAAAATAATACGTCAGATTTTTTAGCGTTTTGTATTAATTTACCATCTCCTACATAACCAACCATAAAGTTATCTATAGCATCGGTTAGTTTTATGTATTCATAACTTCCGTAGTTATCTTCTACGGTATCTCCATAAGCTTTTTCAGCTTCTGTTTGGCCATACTTACCTCCTGTTAATATCTTTAATTGAACAACAACAAAAGTGCCAGTAGGTAATATTGCGTCAATATTTATAATATTATTTGAAACAGAATAAGCAAATAAATACTCATCATATGTGCCAGGAACACCGGTAGGGCTTGTATATAATTTAAAATTATTTAAAGCATAGTTAATATTAGCTGGATTCCAATCGCCAAATATTAAATCTGTATCAAATGTAGTTGGAAATTTTTCATTAACAGCTCCAGTTAAAGATCTATATCCTTGAGCTCCTTCGTAATATTGTTGATTTGTTTCAGTTATTAAACCCATTGTTATGATTTTTCGTTAATTGAAGTTTGTTGGGCTTCTTGCTCAGCTACCTGTATTATTGTAGGGTCATTTAAAATAATACCACAATATTTTAATATGTTAATTATTAAACTGTTTTTTTCAGAAACATCTAGTTCAAAATCAACAGTGCTAGATCCAGCTGCACCAACTGGGTTAAATATAAATTGACCAAGTGTACCTACAGAAAAATCCCAATTAGGATCTGTTGGCTTAAATAAACAGTTTATGTTTAAAATGTCTGGAAGAGGTGCTACTTTTATTAAAAGTTGACTTATAGTATATGGTGCAATAATTGCATTTGTAGTATAAGCAATAGGATAACTAACAGTGGGTGTTGTTAATTTTGATCTGGTTATTTCCGAATAATCGCTTTTGCTAGCTAATTGTGTTATTGAGTTGTATGTGGGGTTTGAGGTGTTATATGTAGAAATAATTTCACCTAACTTATATATAGTTCCTACGCCATTGTAGTAAAAACCACCACTGGTAGTGTCATAAGAAAACACTGCTTCTTTTTCAAAAGGATAGAGTTTATAAGAAATGTCTTTAAACATGTTAAAGAACTCAGTATCGTTTTGTGTATTGTTTTGATTTTGACGGTTAACTTGATTTCCATTTGGAAAATAAGACATAAATATTTCACTTTGTGCTTGAGTAGCTAAACTACTAAACTCTGATGGGGTTACGTAACCTCTTTGCTCTTTGTTTATAATATACAAGACTGTTTGATATACTGTGTTTATACTTACCGCCATTTTTTATTTTTGTTATAATAAAAGGCCCGAGTAAACGAGCCCTATATTAGTATTACCTGTTTTTATAGTTTTTTATCTATAGACTTATAGATTTCTACTCCTTCATCTGTTTTTAAGAAAGCCGCAAACGCTGAGTAAGGGTTTTCATCAAAAGGAACGTTCATTAATTTTCTACCGTTTGATCCCCATGTAAAAGATCTTTGATCCGGTGATAGATTAATTATTCCAACTTCTACTGCTCTAATAGCAAAGTTTCTTAGTTGTACATTTTCATCGTTAGCTAGGTTTATAAATAATGCCGGATTGTTTCTAGCAAATAACATTAAATCTCTTTTAAGTTCTTTAGAACTCATTTCATTTACTTTAGAACCAATTTCGACTCTTAATATAGCTTCAGCTTGATCAACGTCAATACTTCTAGCCGCGTTCATAGCATCTATTTGAAGGTCTAATACCTCTAATTGATCTACAGCTTCTTCTTTTGCACTAAACTCTTCATAGACTTTGCCTTTTAAAGGATGATATAGAGACAATAACTTTTGCAAGTTTTGTAAATTTTTAGTAACTGTTAATGAGCCATTTAAAAATCTAATATGTCCCATTGTAGCTTCCCCTTTTTGCTCATCTACTAATGGCGAATCTTGATTAGTTGCAAATCTAATTTCTCTTTGTTTCCCAGTTTTTTCATCAAAGTAAAGTAAAGCATGTTTTCTTGTATGCCTACCTGGTATTGTTAATGTTAAAGGTGACTTATTACCTTTTAAATAATACACTCTATCTTTAATCTCCCACTCTGGTTTTGTAGGTTTTACTGGAGTAGCAACTTTTGTTACCACTTCTTTTTGAGGTGCAACCTCGATAGCTTCTGCTTTAGCTTGTTTAGCCATAATATAATAAAATTAAATAGTTTATAAAAGTAATAATTACCCCCGTCAGTTCAACGAGGGTAAGAATTACATTAATGTTGAATCAATTAGATTCCTTTGAATAATACAAAGTTGTTAGCAGCTTGAGTTACTAAACATCTTTCAGATAGGAAGTTTACTTCCATAGCATCAAGAGTTGAAGTAAATGCACCACCAGCAGAACCAGTTAACCAAGACTTCATTCTTCTGTCGTCAGATTGTGAAGCTCTATAACGTACATGTAAGAATGGTCTACGGATATTAGTTCCTAATACTTGATCGTAAACTGTAGAAGTTCCAGCTGGTACTAATACACCTTCAATAGAATTAACGCCAACAATACCTCCACGAGTAGAAGCATCATTTAAGTATTTCCAATCAGTTTTGTAAAAGTCATAAGAACCTCTTCTAAATCCTGAGAATCCAAGATTTAAAGCCATTTCTTCAGAATTTTCAAATAATCCAAAAGCAGTACCTCCAGCAAATCCGCCAGAAATAGAAGCTAGCATATCGTCAAAATCAAGAGATGTTTGTCTCTGTAGGAATAACATGTTCTCTTCAATTGCTCCTTGAGTATCTAAATTTTTAAGAATAGCATCAAATTCGTCAAGTCCAGCAGCAGCAGTAAATCCTACTTCTACATTTCCACGAGTTTGAATAGCAGCAAATAAACCTTCAGTTCCCGGTAAAGCGCCAACTGTTTGGCCTGTACCACCACCTTGATTAAACTCGCCTTCTACCATAGCCATTTCTAAGTGATCTTCAAAACGTAAACGTGTTTCAGATTCAGCTTTTAAATACCATAAGTATCCAGAAGTTCCGTCTTCAGTTGCGACTTCAACCCATCCAATTTGAGCCATATCAGATCCGTTAATTACGAATTGATCACGAATAATGATTGGTGAATTAGAATATTGAGTAAAAGAAGGAGTTATAGAAACTCTTGTATTAGCATTTTGCACGCCAGTTCCAGCAGCAATACCGCCTAATTGAGAACCTTTAACATAAGCAGAACCATACACAAACACTTTAAGTGTTGGAATACCACCAATTGCAATAGGCATAGCAGCTGCACCTGTAAAACCAGTAGCAACTAATCCAGTCCCTTGAAAAGGAGCAACTGTAAAACTAGCACCACCTGCACCAGCCGCGGCTGTTGTAGAAGCTGTTACTAAACATTTTTCTTCTGCACCAGTTACTGGATTTAACAGAACTACTGTATCATTAATTGATACAACGTTATCTACATTAGCAGCTAAAGTAATAATGTTTGTATTAGCAACATCCGCAGCAATACCAAATCCAGTGTAGGACACGTGCAATCTGTTTTGTTCTGACCAAATTACTTGATCACTTGTCATTGGCATTTCAGCGCCAACCATTCTTAAAAAGCCTGATAACGTTCTGTTTCCATAACGCTCTACTTCAGCTTCATATACTTCTGGCAGGTATTGTTGAGCAAAGTCATTTGCACCGCCGTTAAATTGTAGGTAGTTACTAGGCAGCAATTGTTGTGCTTGCGAAGGTATTAAACTACCAAATTGAGGAGTTAAACTCATAATTGTTTGTTTTTTTAGTTAAATTTTTTTGTTTTAATTTTTAGTTTTGTAGAATCAGCGCCTGAAATTGCTTTAACTCTAAGTCCGTTTACAAATACATCTCCTTGAGTGGCCCTAGCTTTAGTGCTACTTAAGTTTTTTGAACTATTTACAACGTCTTTAACTGCATCTGCTTTTCCTTGCTCGTAAAAATGAGCGGCAATCTTATCTACATTGTCAGCGGCATACATAGCTTTGTGATAGCCATCAACATCTTTAACATTTCCTTCAGCGTCTAGGAACTTCCCGACAAGGTTTTTAATGTTTGATTGGCTTTTTGCAACTTTATCACGATTTTGAATATTATACTTATAATTTTTTTCACCAACTTTAATATCGAAACCTTCGAAATTATTGTTAAAATGATTTTTAGTATTTTCTTTAAATTGTGCGTGTTGTTGCTCAGCTGTTTCTTGCTGCTTATTATATCGGTTAAAAAAGTCCGTAGCTTTTTGTTGGTCTTGAGTAACGCCCGGTCTCAACTTGATCTCGTCATAATACTTACTCTTCGTCTCTTCCAAATAGTTTTTGGCTTTTGCAACTTCTTCTTTAAACGCAATTCTTTTTTTGCGTGCATCTCTATCTTCGTCAATATCTTCATCAATGATAAAGTCTTCTAGTAACATATCAATGTCTTCACCTTCTAAATAAGGCTTTTCTTTTTTATAGTATTCTTTTAATAATGTAACATCATCTACTTTAGAGTAGTCCGCGTTAAGTCTAGTATAATCTTCTATTGTCCCACCTGTTTCTTCCATAAAAGAAACTAGCTTTTCAATATTCTCAGGTAAAGCCTTGCCAAGAATTCTTTCATCTTGCACTGCTTTTTCTACTTGAGCTGTAACTTCTTTAACTTCTTCTTCAGTTACTTCTTTGATTGGAGAAAACCCTTCAACATCCTCGTTGGACTCTTGTATAGGTTCTCCCACCTCTGCGCTATCTCCGGATGATTTTTCCACAGATACTTTCTCTGTTTCTCCGATTTGAATGGCATCTTCTTTTTGTTTAGGGATTATTACTTTAGTAACATCAGGCTCTAACTCAATTAAAGGCTCTTTTATATTTACCTTAATTGGATCATTATTTTGCTGTGTTAATTTTTTAGGAGTTTTCTTTTTAACTTTAAACTCACCTTCCTGCTTAACAGGTTCATTTGTTTTTGTTTCTGACATAATATAATATAATTAAATAATTGTTTACTTTTTACATAAAAGCTTGCATCCCTGTTTCGGGTTGCTGTTCAAAGTTTATTGGCAAGCCATCGTTTTTTCTTTGGCTTATTAATTCACTTTGCTGCGAAGCTTCCATCTTGCTTCGATTATCTTTACGATCTTCAATAGAACCTTCTTTTTGTTGCACCATTTGAACATCCATTTTTTTAAGCTGCATATCGTATTGAAATCTAGTTTGCATTTTTTGTGCTTCTAGTTGTGCTGCAATTTCCATTCGTTGAATTTCCATTTGATTTTTGGACTGTTCAAATTGAACATTTGATCCCATTATAGCTTCTTGTTTTTGTACTTCAGCCATAGCTGTTTTTTCTGCTGTATCTGCCTGTGATCGTCCTTGAGCAGCTATATTAGCTTGTTGATTAGCTTGGTCTTGTTTAGCTTTAGCTTTACGCTTTACCTTAAGCATTTGATTTGCTAATTTAAGATTTTTAATATTTCTTAAATCTATAGCGTCTTCAAGGTCAATACCTCCTTGTTGCAATGCAACTTGTATGTTATTTTCTAACTGAGCCTCTTCTTCTTCATCTGGTTCTAATTCTAAAAATATACCAAAGTCATGAAGATTTAAATTTGCTATTTCGTCTAAGGTTTTAATATTAAATGTAGATATAGAATTTTGTAAAGCACTTCTAGTTAGTGGAAATTCTAATGCGTCAGCTATTTTTAGCGCAATGTTTTCGGCTAGTTTAAGAGTTATATAAAGGCCTGACTGGTTAATATGCCTGGTAGCCACATTGGATGCGTTAGCGGCCATCTTTTGCAATCCTACAAGCGAGTTCTTATCCATAGCCGTCCCATCTCTAGCTTCATTAAGCCCGGTTACATCGCGTATCATTTGTAAATAATATTGATACGTTTGTATTAAAGATCCTATTTTAGCCTGACCTGACGAACTGTTAAGTTCTTGAATAGGCACTTTACCTGAATTCATATCGCCGTCTTGAGTAAGTGATCTACCTACTATCGAACCAGTTTGAAAATACATATTTAATGCTTCTGCTGGATTGTAATTAGTTCCATTACCTAAATCAACTTCTGCAAGTCCGTCCATATCTAAGTAAACACCGTCTGGCACCATACGAGATAAAACTTGCTGCAGCTTTAAATGTGTTAATTGAATCATATCAGCAAATCCAATACATTTACTTACAAGTGATTCAATACGTCCTTTGTACATTCTTGGTGCACATAAAGCGTAATTCATTTCTACTTTAGTTGTGTCAGCAGTAGGCCTTGACATATTTTCTGCCAACTCCCATTTAACCATTTCATTTGAACCTAGTACTTTGGCTCCTGTATATAAAACTTCAATTGATCTTGAAACTCTTTCAAAGTTATCATTTTCTGGTGGATTAAATGAATCAGGCTTTTCTAAAGCTTTCATTAATCCCTGTGGAGTTTCTTTTATTTTAAATACTTGATTATGGTATGTTTTATAATCAAAGTATAACACTTGAACTGTGTTTTCGTCATAATTACCCCAGCCTGTTATATATTGACTATTGCCAGGCATAGATTGAATTCTTTCTAATTCTTTTTCGCTAATATTAGGAAATTCTTTTTTAAGTTCTGGTATTGTTATAGATTTTACTTCACCTACATAATACACGTCGTCAAAGTTAGGATCCTCGGTGTAAGAATAAACAACATAAGCTGGATCTACATAATCAACTGTAATTCCTTCTGCTGTATTAAAACTAGTTTTAGCTACCGCAATTCCTAGAACTGTCAAATCCATGTTTAGCCTTCTTCTAGTAAGCTCATATTTGTTTTGGGCAAGCACTGCGGCTATAGCTTCTTCTTCCGCTATTTCTACTGATTGCTTGTAGCTTAGCTGCATGTGAAGCTCTAATTCGTCTTTAGATTCCGGAATTACATCTATATTTGGCGTTTGATATAAATCAATACCTAACGTTTGCTTTAAGCTATTTAAATATTCTGCGGCTACCATGTCTTCGTAAAGCATAGAGGCATAATCTGTTCTTTTCTTTATTGACGATGGGTCTTGCGCGTATGCTTTAATTTCATAACTTTTTCCTGATATTCCGTTTACAACAATATCTACAAACTTAGATAAAATTGGCACTGGCTTCCAGTCTAAGTTTAAATAAGATAAATCACCATTAATAGACAACTCATCTTTGTATTTCTGTATTGATTGCTCGCCTCGAGCATATAGTCTTAATTGATGAAATTGATTCCAACTAGTTAAGTATCTATTACCATTAGTACGGCCTTGACCAAACCATTCGTATTCAATAGCCTGCCCAACCTGCGTCCCGTACTCTAAGCTTGCTTTTTCTGCATCACTCACTACTTGACTAGGGAAAGCGCTATTGGTGTTAGTATATATACCCATTTAACTTATTATTTTTGATGTTGAACCTTTGTTATCGTACTTTTTAAAACCTAAATCTACCGCTTCTGGTTTTTGCCTGGGTGGATTAGGTGCATATCTATGCTTGTTGCAAGCCATTAAAGCTAGCCCTGAACTTATAGAGGCATCATGCTTTGTTCTATTATTAATATCAAACTTTGCCCAATCTTCTAATGTTCTTTGAAAATACACATCTCCATAGCCGGTTTCTTTTAAACCTACAAAATCGTTTATATAGGTTTCTATAGCCGCTGCGTGAGCTTGCTTAATATCTTCACTGGAATTAGGTATTCCGCCTAACTCTCTTTCCGTAACAGAAAGTTTATTATATTTTTTATCAGGCCTGTTAATTGAATAACCTCTATAGCCTCTTCTTTTAAAATGATACAATAATCTTGGCTTATTATTTTCTGCTAGTATTGGCATCCCGTAAAACACGCAAGCCATTAATACATCTTCAAAAAATATTTCAGCGGTTTGAGGCCTAGCAATATATTCTAAAAAAAAATGATTAGGAGGTACATCCTCCATGCTAAACTTAGTTAAACCGTGAAGAGATCCATTGGATCCTCTGCCATCCGTAGTGCCCGATATATCATATGGATCACAGCCAAATGCTCCGCAGTGCTCATTACCAGGATGATTGCTACCATTTTTTATATATCTTTTATTTTGTAATTGTTTAGGTGGGACCCAGCTAACTAAAAATCTACCGTCTTTATTTGGTATAAATATTACTTTAGTATCTTTTTCTGCATTTTCCCATTGGAAACTTCCCTTAGTTACTTTAATTGAATTTTTAAGATCCTCATTAAAATCTATTTGCTCGTATATTTTTGTTAAATTAAATAGAGATTGTTTTGATTCATCTCTAAACGCATGCTTTGTTGTACGTGGAAATTGCCTATAAAATTCATTTAAACTATCTTGATCAGACTTTAACCCCGCTACTTCATTATCCCAATATTCTATAACGCCCTGCGTTATTTTTATTCCATGCGGATCTTCTACGTTTTTTTTTGGTGTGTTGAATACAGGTAAGCCATAAGAATCAATGTATCCTTCGTAGTTCCATTCCATAGGTATGAACAAAGAATAGAGTCCTGAGCGAGTCTGTCCATTGGCGTTTCTTTGAGTAACATCTGAATTGTTATAAAGTTTTTTAAAGTTTGCACCGCCTTTGTCAAGTGAATTTGACGTTGATCCCATCATACACTTTCCAATAACTCTACTACCTAATCTAAGGGTGGTTTTCGTAACACGCCAGTTGTTGAGGATGTTGTTGGGCCTTTCCCACTTCCCGCTTTCATCATGGACGAGGAGCCTGAGCTTCTCCCCATCGTAGGCATTATCGCCGGTGTTTTTCCAGTCGATGGTGGTGTCCAAACCGGTAATTTCTTTAATGGCTTGATTGGAATCAAGTTTTCTACGGGTAAATTTGGAGGCAGGGACTCTGTAGGCAAGTTCGGTCTTGGGCCTGTCCATACCGTCCTGTATCGGTTTGAAGAAGAATGGATAGTTAACGGATATTGGTACCACCTTATCTGTGAACATCTTCTTAGCATCGGCACCAGATTTGGACAATATGCCGTACCGTGAATCCGTGGATATTG